CCATACTCATCAGCCTTAAACCACGTATCTCCGTCATCATCCGTAAAGCTATCATCCTCTAATCCATCTGACATAAACCCAAATGGAGCCATGTCTTGTTCTATTTGATTCTTTTGTTCATCATATAATCTTTTTCTTACATCCTGATCAGTTAATTCTTTAAAATACTCTTGCTGAACTAACCATGCATATATCAATAAACACATGGCAAGGTCATCATTACATCCTTCTTCTGCTTCAAATGAATTACTCTTTTGGATAAAAGTAGTTAATTCACTTAAAATATCATAATCGCAGAAAGTTAATTTATCAGATTCAATAATAGTCTTTAGATTAAGAGCACCAACCTTCTTAACGGTTTTGGACATCTTGACTCCAAGTTGAGTCTTCTTACCAGAAAATCCTTGTCCAATAACTTGTCCTGCACGTCCTCTCATAGAGGCCATAAGAAGATTAGAATATTCTAAATCATAATTTAAAATAGCTGCTACCTGATCACCAACATCATTAACTTCACAAAGAATAAATGCTTTATTATATTTGTTACATATCTCATAGATTATATTAGGAAATAACATTGGTTTAATTTCGTTATTCCTATATTTTGCTACTACTTTATGTGGGAAAGTGGTTATATCAATTATTACAAATGCAGAGTAATCTTTTACTACTCCACGCGCAACGTCTACTGTGCAAATATAATCATGTTTTTCTTTCGGTTCTTCATATACATCTAAACCAGCATTTCTTTGAATAGGATTTTCATAAACAAGACTTCTTAATTTACTTGGTGCAATAAGAGTATCAACAGATCCTAAGAATTCACATTCAAACTCAACTTTAAATTGTTGTTCTGAAGTGTTAGCAATAGTTTGTTGTCTCCACTTTTCATCCCTTCCAGGAACTTCAGACCAGTGAACATCTGTAGGGACATATTCATTCTTTTGTTTTTCTGCATCATGCCACATACGGTAGAAATGATTCATACCATGTGGCGTTGAAACTATGATGACTTTTGTGGATTTACCAGAAGTAATAGTAGGATATACAGAGGCAAAGAACGAGTCAGCAATATGATTGGGAACAAAGGCAAACTCATCAAGAAAAAGAATATTGAAAGACATGCCTCGGACTGCTGAAGCAGACGTTGATGCTGCGAGTATTTTTGATCCATTTTCTAACTCCAATGATCCTCTATTCCAAGACAAAACACCTTGTTGCATCCATTTAGGAACATTCTCATATGCAGTCTGTAGACGACCTAATAGTTCCCGTGCAGTTGCTGCCTTGTTAGCAAGAATACCAATATTTACACTATCATTAAAAAGTAGATAATGCAACAAATAGGATATAACAGTTGTAGATTTACCTGTCTGACGAGGCATCTTACAAATGTTAAATCTATTTCCATGGAAATTCTTAATTAATTTCTCTTGGAAATCATAAGGTTCAAATGCTTTTAAACCTTCATCTAGAGTAACGATCTTTACATGATTCTTTGCAAAGTAAACTGGATTTGCTTTACATCGCATGAATTCAAGAATTTGCTCTTGATCAAATTCAACAACAGTATTTGCTTTTTTTAAATTGGGATTACCAAGATAAATTTCATCAGCCATAACGATCTCCTACATCATTTCACCAAATAAATGATTGTTTGCTTTATTTAACATAAATTTTTTATCATGATCTATTGTTTTTCTTGTCATGTCTAAAAGTTTTTGTAGATTCTCTGCTTTCTTCTTCAATTCTTCAATCTTTTTATCTTGCTCCCCCGACTTGGAGGAGGGGTTCTCCTGGGTCATTGTCCGATACTTGATAGCCCCACAACTTGGCACCTGGATAAATTTTCTGCAATTGATCTTGTACTGCCTTGCGGGATGGTTTGGAGACTTGAGGGAAGAACATTTGAATGTTATAACTGCTTCCACGCCAAGCCAAATATACAGTTATTATATTTCCTGTTTTAGATGGGATACGAATAGACTCTTCTATTGGATCTTCGTAATAGATATTTGATTGTGGAACCTTCATAGGTTCTGGTTTAATAATATCAACTATTTCAGCATAAACTTTTCCATCAGCATCTTCGATGGATAAATCTTCTTTACAGTATTGCCTAAAAGATTTCATCAAATTTCAATAGTTTCACACTAATATTTATGAAATCCAACGGGTTACAGTCAATTCAATTGAATTATCATCCATCTCCCATTCTTCTGCTACTTCAAATCCTTCTTCTTTAACAGTTCCATGAAGAGTCATTCTTGCATACTGTTGGGTTACTTTTTCAATAAACCTATTAACAGGAACATCTAAATCCCAAGTATCAAGTTCAGCAACTAATTCATAGTTACCAGTATTCTTATTCAGGCGAAATCCAATATCATTTCTAATAGCAACATCTGCAAGAAATTCTGGATGCTCTTCTGCATGAGATGGATTATTAATAACTAACTGCTGATTCTCTTGAATATCATGTCCCATGAGTTCAAGTGCTTCAACCAAATAATCACGTTCTTTAATTTTAGTCTTGATGCATGTGAAGTGAGACATTTTCCTCAGTGGTTTGTTTTTGTTCATAATATTCTGGTTTATGTTCAACCCTTTCGACTACTCCAAGTCTCTCCTCTATTCTTTTGGTGAGATTTTCACAGTCATTTCCAACAACACCCATAACCTCTTCGGTTACAGTGCCATCTTGTCGAATGGTAAATTTAATAGACTGTTGTGCCATTTGTTACATAATATTTACAGTTTATTTATGAAGATGCTGATGTGCTCAAATCTTCTATCATTATACTATAAGTTTCTCTTGTTTTCATCTCTAACTTTATTAAAAATTTACACATTTCTTGTAAGGTCTCTACGTCACTACACTCATTAATCTCTCTGGACATCTTTTCATATTCAAATTCATGAGATACATTACGAAGAATAATATCATTAGGATTCATTATTTATTCTCCACCACCATTGCCACCGCCACCGTTGCCGTTGCCACCGTTACCATTGCCACCATTGCCATTACCATTTCCGTTACCGTTATCGTTTCCATTATGTGAGTGTGAACGTGAACCTATACTGCGAATCCAACCCCCTGGACCTACTTTATATCCATTAGGGATTTTCTTACATTTCTTATCTTGATAGCACCAATAATGCCCATCTGGACATTTCTTTGCTTCTGTTGCTTCTCCCATAAATCTGGAGAAGTTTTTCTGATTTTTCATAGCCCCACAATAGTCAAAGGATCTGTTGTAAGAGTGGCTATTCCAGATGAAACAGCTGTTACGTTTCTATTCTGAATATTAATTTGAGTAGCATCGCCAACCTTTGTGCCATCGCTTTTAATACCGATAGCACCATTACTATTAACTATGCTCATTAATTTAGGCATTAGCAGTCTCCAATACAGAAACAAGAATTTTTAAAGTACTATTGGCACCTGCTAAAGCAGTAACATAATCACTTGTTTCTAAAACTAATTTTCCATCTAAAGGGATATATGCATCATTAACAGGAACATTTGCTGCATTAATAATTTGAGTAGTTGTGCTACTTCTCACATGAGACATTGTAACTGTTGTTGCTGATGCACCATAATTGGTTACATGTGCATACAAAATAATCCCAGTATACCCAGTAGGAGCAGTATAAATGGTTTGACCTGATGTGGTCAGTTGTTTTGTATATGTTTTAAATCTATTGAGTGCTAATGCCATTTAACTTAGTGCTAGGATAAAGGGTGTCATTTCATTAAATAAACTCTTAGAGAATGATCTTCCACTAATTGTACCACTACTTTGGTTAATTTGTAAATCGTCACCTATTCTAAAGTTACCTGATTGATCCGTGCTTGTATAGAGAACTAATCCGCCAGATTCTGTAAGAACTTCATTTGCTTGAACAGTAACACCACCACGTTTTGGAGTTGCCTCTGTAATATTATTACCTGCACCTACATATTCAAATGTATGTGAACTAGCAATAATTTTACTTGCTTGAGCAAAATAAGCAGTGGAACCAACACCAACTGTATTGAGTAAATTAGTATCAAGAGTTAATGTAGTAATTCCAGACATTACTGGAGTTGAACTATTTATTTTATAATATATTGGATACATTGTTGCAGTTGCTGCAGCATTTGAACCACCTCCACCACTAATTGTTACATCTGGAGTTTCGGTATATTGACTTCCACTACTGATAATAGTAATAGAATCAACCGTTTCATTTTCTACAGTTGCATATGCAGTGCAAGTTTCTCCATTTGGTCCACCTGGATCATCAACTGTTACAGTAGGAGTAGAAGTATATCCACTTCCCTTATTAGTCATAGTAATCTTTTGAACCTGTTCATAAAGAGTATCAAAGTAAACAAGTTGTCCATCATAAGGTCTATCAACTTCAATCTTTGCTGTTCCAGCTGTAGAACCAGCACCAGCATAATAATGTGCTACTGTTGATATACCAAGATTAACTTTAAATTTAGTGGCAGCTGGAATTGCTTCCACATCAAATACAAAAGGTCTCTTCCATGGATATGTCTTACCACCATAATCACACGTAAATCCAATACCTGCTAAGGTGACTCCCATACCAACTTTAAAGTTATGAGCAGCAGTAGTAGTAATAGTAGCAATACCTGTGCTATGTGTATAATCTACTCCTGATATAGTAAACTCATCTGTGCCTATATTAATTGTTGCTTCTTTTTGAGATACAGCAGCACTTGATGTAACAATACCCGAATATTGAAGATCACTAAGACCATTAGCAACTAAACCATAAGTTCCAAAACTACAGTTACTATTTGCTACGTCTGCTTGACCACCTGTATGACAAGTAATTGCTTTATCACAACAAATAGTAAATACCGATACTAATTGAGCAAATCCGTTATTAGTTACAGCAACACCTACACCACCCTGATTATATTGAGTGAAAGCATCAACGTTCATTGCTTTCAATAACCGGGCTTGATCTCCATCAATGTATATTCCAGTTCCTGTTGTTGTTTGACTTGTACAATTCTGAATATAAGGTCCTTTCCATGCACCACCACCAACGTTTTCTGCAATCTCACTAGTTGGGAATCCTACTGCAGCTGCAGGTGCAAGATGATCCTTAAAGGTCATATTGGCCAATTTAGTGGCTTTTCTTACATGGAATAAATCTTTTGTAGGTGTAGATGGACTTACATTTACAGTCCTTTGATCATCTCCAACTACAGACACATAAGCAGGGACTTCAAGCGGATTATCTTCGACATAATTTCCAGAAAGAACTTTAATTGTAGTTCCTGATTGTGCAGCACCAACTGCAGCAGAAATAGTCAAGAATGCATTATCAATGGATGTACCATTATTATCATCATCCCCATCTTTGGCAACATAATAAACATTTGGTGCAGAGTTGATACCAGTTGCAGTAGCAGATATAGATACATTTTCACCAATAGTAATCTGAGAATTGGTTATAGTAACATCTTCATCACCAATATTAATCGTATTAGTAGTACCATCAATAGTAACAGATCCAGAACCTACTGTAAGAACACCAACAATTCTGGTATCACCATGAATTAAAACACTGGTTCCTGCTGCTCCAGGATTACCAACAACTAATGCATGTCGTCGATTGGTAGTTCCTATTCCAACACCCCCAGCAGTTACATTAATACCATCTTGGAAGGTACTAATACCAGTAGAATCTACATGAGTTACATCATTAAAATGAATAGTTCCTAAACCGGTGACACTA